TGCTCGGTGCCCTTATTACTGTTTGGAATAACAAACACCATCTACAGCACCGCCAACCATATCGGTTCAGGCCTTCGCGCCTATCAACAGCACCAACCAACACCAACCCCCCACCATTCACCGAATGAATGCATCCGTGCTCGCTCATACAGCAAAATGATGCACTACTATCATTCCAACGAATCGATAACCAAAATCGCATTCACGCGATGAATATGGGCATCGGGGGGCCTCCGACCCCTGGCCGGACGAAGCACACGGCGCGCGCCGGTCTTATTTAGAGCCGCCGTCATAATTAAAGGTGCTTTTTATAGGACGTACATATATCATATGGTTATATAGCGTAAGTCGCTGTATCAGGAGGAGACTTAGGTAGATTCATGTGATCTACCGTTGTTGCTGGTCAGCGGGGCCATCCCCTCCTCCTGCGTGGTCAAACTAAAACCAGCGCTATTTGGAGGTCGGATGAAAGTAGTAATCGAGGGTTTGGAAGAGGGCCAGGTGGCTGTCGTTACAGTTATTGGGACTGATTACCTTGATGATGATGATCCCGATCCAGGCGAGGAATTACCAGAGGAGACATCACAGCTTGTTCGTACAGTCATAGGCAAAGTTGTGAATTTATAGATGAGCAGCGGAAAAGGTCGGCCACGTAAGCCGACAAAGTTAAAACAGTTGAACGGTACGTTACGCCCTGACAGGACGAATAAAAACGAACCACAACTAGACGTGTCGTTACCCGACAGGCCGTCATGGCTTGACGAAGACCCGTTATCGGCTCAGCTATTCGATCAAGTTACAAAATACATGGTCGAAATGAACGTCGGCACTCGCGTCGACGGGTTAGCACTTTCACTTTTATCAGACCAGGTCGCTATGTACCTACGTCTGCGTAGAACGATCCTCGATGAGGGAGAACTCATCAACACCCAGAACATCAATGGCGATCCAGTGATCAAGCCACATCCCGCCATTGGTCCACTTAACCAGGCATTCACAAACATCAATCGACTGCTTCGCGAATACGGCCTCACAGCCAGCAGTAGGTCGCACCTCAATGCAAAAGCAGATGTGAACTCGCCTATCAATACATTTGAGGACTTTCTCAATGGATGACGCTCACAAGAATTGGTTCATGGTCGGCTGGCCGGTCTTTACTGCACTAGCCGGTATGGTTTACATCGCTGGTAGCTCTAGTCAGGAAGTCATACAGATACAAAAAGATATCGAAGAGGTACAGCCTTTAGTCGCACGAGTGGCAGTCCTCGAGGCTGGCGCAGATCAGACTAAAGAAGACCTGCAAGAGATAAAAGCTGATGTCGCCATCATACGTGACTACATCCTAGAGAAAGGCAGATAGGAGTCGCTATGAACTTTTTATCGTTACTAGGCCCAGTTGCTGACTTAGGTAAAACTTTTCTCAACAACAAAGCTGAAAAGTCTAAGGCTAAGCATGAGCAGCAGCTAGAAGTCATAAAGAATGGTGCAGAGTGGGAATCTAAGATGGCTGATGCTTCTGCATCGAGCTGGAAAGACGAATTCTGGACTATTTGTCTTGCCGCGCCCATCTTCATGATTGGCTACGCAATTGCTATGGATGATGTTGCTGTAATTCAGCGCGTCGATATGGCGTTCGCAGCACTCGACACTCTACCTGAGTGGTATCAGTACCTTCTGTTTTTAGCAGTTAGCGCAAGCTTTGGCATCAGGGGCGCTGACAAACTGATGAAGCTGAGAAAGTAATATGCCTTCTCAGTGGGCAACATCTGACGCAAAGATCGCCAAGGTAGCTTGGGATTACGCGAAGAATGTCGTCTCTGGCAAAGTACCTGCCTGTAACAACATCAAGCTAAGCTGCCAGCAAGCGTTGGCAATGAAGAAACGCAAAGATATTAAGTTTGATAACAACGCCGCAGCTAGGCCTATCCGGTTTGCGTCGTTCCTGCACCACCTTAAAGGACCACTCGCTGGTCAGCCTATCGAGTTCGAGCCGTGGCAGGTGTTCCTGGTTAGCCAGGTCTACGGATGGCTTCGCTCAGACGGACAGAGATTACGCCGGTCTGTTTACATCGAGGTTCCACGTAAAAGTGGCAAGAGTACTTTGTGCTCTGTGCTCAGTTTGTACCATCTTATGGCAGACAATGAGTCCAGTGCAGAAATCTATTCAGCAGCCACAAGTCGTGACCAGGCGCGTATCGTATTTGGCGATGCCCAGGCTATGGTCAAAGGCAGGAGCCATTTAAATAAACACCTGACAGTACATAGGAGCTGTATAAGCTTCGGGGCTAAAAACGCTAAGTTTGAGCCGTTAAGTGCTGACGCAGGGTCGTTAGAAGGGCGCAGTCCGTCATTTGCAGTTGTCGATGAGCTACACGTACACAAGACCAGTGAGGTCTACGATGTGCTGAACGTCGCTTCTGGTGCGAGAGCCCAGCCGCTGCTGTTCACAATCACAACAGCCGGAGTAAACCGCGAAGGTATCTGCTACCAGGTACGTGACTACGCTCTGAAAATACTAGAAGGCCACGTCGACGATGACACGTTCTTCTCCCTGGTGTACGGCATCGATGAGGAAGACGACTGGCGCTTGCCAGAAACTTGGCAGAAAGCTAATCCAAATTATGGGGTGTCCGTACAGCCCGACGATCTAGCTAGGCTAAGTAAGCAAGCTGAAGAATCACCGTCAGCCGAAACCAACTTTAAGACTAAGCGTTTGAATGTTTGGTGCTCAACTAACAGTGCCTGGTTGTCTATGTCTGCCTGGGACGCTTGTGATAAACCCCGACCACCGATAGAGCAGTTTAAAGGCCAACCCTGTTATATAGGGTTAGACCTGGCGTCAGTAAATGACTTTGCTTCTGTCGCTTTGTTATTTCAGCAGAACGGTGAGCTATACCCCTACGTCTACAACTTTCTACCTATGGAAACAATCGTAGACAAGTCGGGAGCTATGGGCGCTAAGTACCGGGAATGGTTAGATAAAGGCTACATCATTGCAACCGATGGGTCGGTCACCGATCTGACGTACATCAAGCAAAAAATACTAGAAGCCTGTGAGCAGTATCACGTCAAACAAATAGCTTTTGACCCATACGGAGCTCATGAGCTTGTCAGCGAACTGATGGACCAGGGCCTACCTATGGTCAAGTTCCCGCAGAACATCATGAACATGTCAGACCCAGCTAAAGAGTTCGAGAAAGCTGTACTGAGTAAACGCATGGTTCACGGCGACGACCCAGTCGTCCGGTGGATGGCTAGTAACTCTGTGATTTGGACTGACGTTAACGACAACATCAAAGTCAAAAAAGACGCTGCCGCAAACAAGATAGACGCAGTAATCGCAATCATCATGGCCCTGGGTCGGATGAAGGTCCACGCTGGACTACAACCGTCACCCTACGAAACGCGCGGTATTCGCACACTTTAGGAGCTCCTATGGCATTTTGGAACAGAAAGTCAGAGGCGGCTGAACAGAAAAGCATAAGCTACGGCCTCGATAGCCCGGCATTGATGGAACTAATGCTACGAGGGGATAAGCCCTCACTTAGCGCCGTCAGTCCAGAAACAGCTATGCGACTGTCGACCGTATATTCCTGTATCAAAGTTCTATCCGAGACAGTTAGCACCTTACCTTGTCACCTATACAAGCTAAGCGCTGATCGCGTCAGCAAGACACACCAGTGGTCTGACATGATGCACTCGCTTGTGTACCGCTCACCTAACGATTGGCAGACAGCGCAAGAGTTTTGGCAAATGCAGGTCGTCAACCTGTGTCTTCGTGGTAACAGCTATAGCTATATTGTTCGTGGCGAGTCTGGTCGTGTTGTTTCTCTACACCCGATTCCTACCGACTCAGTTTCAGTAGACATCCAGCATCAAAACCAAATTACTTACCACGTTACGATTGGTGAGAAAGGCCGCGAACGCACAATGGTGCTTCAGCCTAGCGAAGTGCTCCACTTTAAGGGCATGACCACTGACGGCATCCGCGGCATATCTCCGATCTCGTACCAAGGTAGTTTGCTGGGTGGCGCTATCGAGCAAAGGGACCACGCTAATAACGTGTTCAGCAATGGCAGCACACCTCGTGGTGTCTTGCAGGTCGACGGTACGCTTAGTGATGACGCCTACAAGAATCTAAAGGAGTCCTGGGACTCAGCACACGGCGGCACACGTAACGCTAACCGCGTTGCTCTGCTCGAGGCCGGTGTCAAGTTTGAGCCTATCTCTATGAGCCCTGGCGATGTACAGCTCATTGAGACTAGGAAGATGTCTCGTGAAGAAATATGCGGAATCTTTAGAGTACCTCCGCACATGATCGCTGACTTGTCTCGGGCTACGTTCTCAAACATTGAGGCGCAAGGCTTAGATTTCTATAAGTCGGCTATCTCGCCATATCTGAAGTCTTTCGAAAGCAGGATGGACTATCAGCTCCTGGGCGACAGCACTCGATGCTTTAAGTTTGACGTCTCCGAGCTTATTCGTGGCGACTTCCAGGGCGAGGTTGAGGCTTACAGCAAACTGCTGACTATGGGCGTTATGTCTCCCAACGAAGTTAGGTCACGTCTGGACATGAACCCTCGCGAAGGTGGGGATGACTATGTCAG